TATTGTGAGCGGTACTAAAAGGGTAGGGTATTAGAATATGAAAACAATGCGCCTGTATACAATACTGCTTGATGTTTTCGTTAGGAAGAAGGAGTAGGGGGGAGTTGATTCCCCCTTACTTCTGAGAAAAGAGAACTATGAGAAAAGAAGACTTTTCTTTCTTCGTAGCGAAGTTACAACTTTTTTATGAGAAAGTCAATAGTAAAGTGATGCTTTAAGTGTCTTTTCATAGTGTCTTGATTATCAGTATATTTGCATAATGATAGGTGTATTAGCTATAGCGTTGTTAATTGGTGTGTTGTGTTTATTCGGTAACGATTCTACTCCACATCCATTCTCTTGTGGTTACGATGGGGAATGTCACTGCGATTTATCACCAAACTGTAGAAAGAAATGAAGGCAGTAAAGAGTACATCACAGTTCTATAAGGACAACCCTGAGTCAGCGGAAAAGCGTAGGAAGTCCCAGCGTAAAATCAATAAGCGCCCCGATAAGAAGAAGTACCGTGCGGAGCTTGTGAAGAAGCGTAGGGATGCGGGTCGTTATGGCAATGGTGATGGAATGGATTACGACCATACGGAGAAGAAGTTTATTACTGCTAAAAAAAATAGAAGCAAGAAATGAAAGCTAAGAAATCTACAAACGGCAAAGACATAGACCCAAAGAAGAAACGTGAGGCTACAATGAAGTATGATGGTCGTGCTGGATATTATCCTACAGGTGTAAATAAAAAATTTGGAAGAGCGATTAGAGAATACTTTAATGCAGAAGATGCCCCTAAAGAAGCTTCTAGGTTAAATATAGACCCAAGGTTTACTAACGCTGTTTGGGAAGTTAGTGATGAGTTCGGAGCTAGTGAGTTTAAAACGAATAAAAAAATAAACGACTACGTAAAAAAATCTAGACAGTATATATCCGATAGAATGTCTGAACGGTTGGGGGTTACAAAACCGATGGGAAAATTGTCTGAAGGGGAAACTGAATTCATTCCTAGGTTAGATAAGGTGGTAGACAAGCTATCTACATTATCCGACAGTGAAATGGAATCCTTAAAGAAAGAAGTATTGCGTCTTAGTAAGGAGTATAAAGACATAGACCCTGAATCTAGTACGGCTAGCAAAATGAGTTCAGCACTTTCTATTGCAGCAAATCAAGACTGGTCTAAACTAAAGCCGATACGAGAGAAAGCAGGATTAACTAAAGATGATTTAATTTCTTTAATTCAAGCCCCCTCGGATGCAGGGTTTTTGACGAAAACGGGTTTTAGTGCAGCTAGAGCTGCTTTAGGTATGAAGGATTTCAAGAACGGAGGTAAAGTTTTTAAATCTCACAACATGTACAAGAATGGTAAAGCGGTAATGGCTAAGACCATGGAAGATCACTTACGTCTCAAAAAACAAGGATACACTCATAAAAAATAGATAATGAAAGCGGTAAAAAAACCATCAGCAGGCAAACAACACTTTAAAAAGGGCGCTCAAATCAACAAGGAAGAGCGTCAAGATATTAAAAGTGCAAAACGTACAGCTAAAATGAATAGAGCTGAACGTGCATCGGATGCTAGAAAGCCATCAACAGTATACAAGGACACCAAGAAGGAGTACGGAACGAGCCGTTCCTACAAAGCCTACGAAGATGGAGATATGAAAAGCGGTTACAAAGCGGCAGATTCTAAAGAGATGAAATACACTCTAAAGGAGCGTCTTGATAATCGTAAGAAATTCAAGGATGAAAAGAAAAAGCTTGTAAATAAAGCAAAAAAGAAGGCTGTGAAGAAGCGTATGGCTAACGATTCCGATTACGCAAAGAAAACTGGACGTAGTCTACGTTAATCCTCTAGCATAGCATAGAATTTCTGAATGAGCAATCGGGCTTTCTGCGTCAATGCGTAGCGAACTCGGTAGCTCATTTTACTTTCCTCATAAAAAAGATGCTCCTCATGGGTCATTTTCCCTGGAGATAGCCTATCAAAGTGCTTATATACCAAGTCCCGATGCATGGCGGGGTAGATAAACAACTCCTTTACCTTTTTACTGCTCCTATTTAGCTGTTCAGCTACGTAATCAGCAGTCCAGAACTCCAAATCATAGCAAAAAAGCATAATCATTAGAAAAGTGTAGTTTATTTGGTGTTCATCACGCATGTACTTGAGTGATAAATCTAGGTTTTTAAGCCCATTACGTTCCCGATTGTATTCATAGGAGCGGAGTTTAGCGAATTCTCGCATCTTCTTCTTCTTACTCCTCTTAGACTTCATTAAATTCCTTATTTTTGATAAAAATACTAATTAAGATGACCAACATAGACCTTTTTCTACAAGAGTTCACCGATAAAGCTAAGGAAATACAGCAGTTATTGGATAAATACGGTCTTGAAGAAGAAATTACTATGGCTATTGGCGCTTCCCACACCGATTGGGACTTAGAAGAGCCGAAAGTACAAATCGCATTCACCTCAAACGCTCCTAATTTGGATGATTTTGATGAGTTGTTAGCTTTTATACAGCAAGCAACGGAAGATCATAACGCTCCAAAGGAGGGTACAATAGACTGGTGGATAGATAAGTTTGGTGATGACACACTAAATTAAAAATGAATTTAATACGTAAGATTGTGATCGGGCAAAACCCGAAGGATGCTATGGCATACTATATTGGTATGCGCGTAGGAGATAATAAAATAGTAGTAATTGAATTTAATGAAAGAGGATACTACAAAACTGGCGAGCGTAGCTACAACATCTTCATAGAACACCCGAAAGACGGGACTATGTTTTGGAAGGAAGTTGTAAATATGCCGTGTATAGTGGAGTACGACCTCAACTTTTAGTATGAGAGCATTAGGCATGTTTATTGTCCGACTTCCAAAGAAGTTTAAGGACACAATTTCTATTGCGGGGCAAGAGATGTACCTCGCTTCAAAGTTTGACGAATTTGGTAACCGCATTAATTATGCGGAAATAGTATCTACTCCTGCGCGCCACGAGGTGGGTGCTAACCCTGGGGATATACTGTACTTCCATCATCATGTGTGTGTGGAGAAAAGTCTACACCTAGAGGATGATTTATACATGGTAAGGTATGACCCGAATGGTGGATACGGCTCTCACGCCTATGCATATGAGACACCTAGTGGGGAGATACATATGTTATCGGATTGGGTTTTTGTGGAGCAACCTCAAAAAGTTACTGAAAAAATCGTTGAGGGTATTATTATCCTAGAAGAGGATAAGGACGCTGACCACGGATTCATTAGATATGCTAATAAAGAGTTGGCATACCTTGGTGCGAAGGTTGGTGATAAAGTTTATTTCTCAAAGCATTCAGACTACGCCATGGAGGTGAAGGGTGAGACACTTTGGAGAATGAGAAACGATGACTTATTATACGTTCGCAATGCCTAGAAAAAAATTCACATCATTAGATGCTGCACAACGATTGATGGGGGCTATGGAGATAGCCATCAACAATATGATTGAAGAGGTGAAGAAACCCGTGGATGCTGAACTTTCAGGATCGGGGCGTAAAGCCGAACTACAATCTATAAAGCAAACGGCAACCGATGCACGTGAATTACTACAAGAGCGTCAGCGGTTAGAAGACATGATACGTTCCCTAAAAGACAGCGGAGGTATGGCGGAAGATAATGACTTCTCTGGAGGCTTTGCGGAAAGATTTAGCAAGTAATGGCAGGACTAGTTGATATAGAGGACTACGAAGACCCCGTGGTAAATGTTTGCCCAAACGATACGAGTGGCGAGGTTATTGATATTTCAGGTCTTTGCATTCAACTTCCCAAAGTACCTAGCGATAAAGATATACTCTTTAATGAGTTCCCTAAAGAGGAGCAGTATTGGCGTAGAGAACCTATGCCGAAGGACTTGTTAAGTATACGCTCTATGGATGAGTGGGCTGAAGCACCACGAGAATTCCGAAATAAGTACACCCCATATATTCAAAAGGAATTTACACGTAGACGTGAGGGGGTATGGTTTTATAACAATGGTGTTCCCACTTACTTGACGGGCAGACACTACATGATGCTTCAATGGAGCAAAATTGATATAGGTTACCCCTCATTCCTTGATTTTCAGCGTAAGCTATTTACTCACTTCTTAGCATGTGAGGTAGACCCCCGATCACTAGGGCAAATATATACCAAGTGTAGACGTTCGGGATATACCAATATGAGTGCATGTATTGAAGTGGATGAGGGTACGCAAGTGAAAGAGAAGCTCCTAGGTATTATGTCTAAGACAGGTAAGGATGCCCAAGAGAATATATTCATGAAGAAGGTTGTGCCTATATTTAGAAGTTATCCATTCTTCTTTAAACCTATACAAGACGGTACAACGAATCCACGTATGGAACTTGCATTTCGTGAACCTTCCAAGCGTATTACCAAGAACAACAAGACTTCACATAAAGGGGAAGCATTAGATACTCTCATCAATTGGAAGAATACTACTGCTAACGCATACGATGGGGAGAAGCTCCATATGTTGTACCTTGACGAAGCAGGAAAGTGGGAGCGACCACTAGACATTCAAGACGTATGGCGTATACATAGAACGTGTTTGATAGTAGGTCGTAGAGTGATTGGAAAGGCATTAGTCGGTTCAACAGTAAACCCTTTAGACCGTGGCGGGTCTCAGTTTAAAAAGTTGTACTACAACTCTGACCCCTATGAAAGAAACTCCAACGGAAGAACAAAAAGCGGGTTATACAAAATTTTTATACCTGCATATGATGCGCTTGAGGGATTCTTTGATAAATACGGAAACCCTGTTATTGACGACCCGAAAAAACCCGTGGAGGGATTGGACGGAGAAGTTATAGACATAGGTGCAAAGACTTACCTCAACAATGAGCGTAAAGCACTAATGGGTGACCCCTACGAATTGAATGAAGTTATACGTCAGTTTCCATTCTCAGAAGATGAGGCATTCCGTGACTCTACAAAATCCTCTCACTTTAATATCGGTAAGATATACGAGCAAATAGCACACAATGAAGAGATATACCCATCCCCTGTGGTACGAGGTAATTTCATGTGGAAAGACGGGGTTCAAGACAGTGAAGTTGTGTGGTCTCCAGATAAAAATGGTAAATGGCGAGTTTCATGGCTTCCTCCTCAAGAAACAAGGAATAAAAAGATATCTAAGTACGGCAAGTACTATCCTGGAAATTCACTCATAGGCGTAGGTGGAGTGGATAGTTATGATCTTGATAAAACAGTAGATGGACGTGGTTCTAAGGGAGCATGTCATTTCTATAACAAGTTTAACATGGAGCATCCGTCTAATATATTTATTGCGGAGTATGCAGAGAGACCACCGCTAGCTAGGATATTCTATGAAGATATATTGATGGCATCAGTATTCTACGGATATCCACTTTTAATAGAGAATAACAAGTACGGAATTGTACGTTATTTTGAAGCCAGAGGATATGATGAGTATGTGATGAATCGTCCCGAACACCTTACCCCTCCTGGGTCTTCGCAAAATTCAAAGACTAAAGGTATACCCTCAAACTCCAAGGATGTAATTCAAGCTCACGCTCAGGCTATTGAAGCTTATGTACACGAACATGTAGGTTTAAATAATGAAACAGGAAGCTACGGAAGGATGTATTTCAACCGCACTTTAGAGGATTGGATTGGTTTTAATATTGATGACCGTACAAAGTTTGATATGACGATATCCGCAGGACTTGCATTATTAGCCTCACAGAAGGCTATTAAAGAAGTAAAGAAAACCGACCTAAGTGAAAAAGTCTTTTTTAGGAGATTCAAGCCTAGAGAGTTCTAAATAATTAGCTACCAGGTATTTAGTATATTTGCATAAAAGTGGGTTTACCAATATACTGAATATGTCAAGTACAAAGAACTACGGAAGCTTTCCAGACCCGTTAGCGTCATTTGTTGAAAAATCAGCCAAGTCTTACGGACTCAAGTACGCACGTGCTATCGTAGGTCAATGGGGTTCTTCAAATGAAACTAATTCTCTCTATGGTCGCAGGATGAAGGAATTCAATACGAATAGAGATTATGCGAATGGAACACAAGATACATCTAAATACAAGCAGGTACTTAACTCTCTAGACCCCAACAATGGGGATGGAACACTGCTAAACATTGATTGGTCTCCAGTACCCATTATTCCTAAGTTCGTAAAAATAGTAGTTAACAAGATTCTTTCAAGAGAACCTTATCCTAACCTTGAAGCCGTAGACCCACTATCGCTTACAGAGAAGGAGCGTAAGAAAGCTGAGATTCAAGCAGGTGTTGAGAACCGCGAGTTCTTCAATAAAATGAAGGAAGCGGGATTAAATCCAGGGATTGATGTAGATAAACTGCCCGATAGCCCTGAAGAAGCGGAGATATTCCTAGACACAAATATTAAGGTAGCCTCTGAAATCGCAGCACAAATAGCTACAAACCTAACCCTACAATGGAATGACTTCCCTGAGAAGACTTATCGTAGAGCGGTTGAGGACTTAGTAGCAGTAGGTATGGCAGTGGTTAAGCGCGATAACGACCCTAACTATGGTATATCTACTAAGTATGTAGATCCTGAATATTTCGTACACTCTCAAACTGAAGACGCTACAATGTCTGATTTGAAGTATGCGGGACATATACAAAGAATGACGATTGAGGAGCTAAAGCGTATATCTCGTAATGAGTTTGAAGAAGAGACTTACGAGGAGATGGCACGTCAAGTAAAGAATCGTTACTCTAATGACCCTACAAGATTAGGAAATAGTCAGTATGACAAAACAATGAATAAGACAGTATTTGGATATGACGATTATGTCATTGAGGTACTAGATTTTGAGTTTATGTCTACAGATTGTTTATACTTTGAAGAGAAGCAATCACGTTTTGGAAACGTTGGTTTCTACTACAAGGGTCAAGAGGAAGTGCATCTACCTTCGGGTAGTGTATTTGAGCGCAAAGCTCATAAGATGGAACATGCCACAGTATATGGCGGTAAGCACATTGTAGGCACGAAGTATATCTTTGACTATGGTCTAAAGAAAAACTTACCTCGTAATGTTCATGATATCTCTAAGACACGAATGTCTTATAGTGTTATTGCAACAAACTTACGCAAGATGATGCCTAAGAGTATGGTTTCTAGTATCAAGCAGTACGCTGATATGATGCAACTCGCTCACCTCAAGCTACAGCAATCTATTGCTAAAGCAAAGCCAGATGGTCTTATCATTGATATTGAAGGATTAGAAAATGTTCAGCTCGGAAGGGGTGGAGATCTTCAACCCTTAGAGCTTCAAGATATCTACGAGCAAACGGGTGTGTTCTATTACCGCAGTAAAAATCCAGAGGGTGGTTTCCAAAACCCTCCTGTTCGTGAGATAGGTAATGCTATACGTAACATCCAAGAACTCATTGGGCTATATAATCAATACCTCAACATGATTCGTGACACTACGGGTCTTAATGAGGTTGTTGATGGATCAACTCCTAAAGGTGACTCACTCGTAGGCGTTAGACAACAGGCAATCTCTGCCTCTAATAACGCTATATACGATATCACCTATGCATCACAAGTTCTCTACAAGAGAGTTTGCGAAGACGTAGTAAAGTGTCTACAAGTACTGTCTCCAGAATCTATTTTATATAGAGTGTACGAGAAGGCTGTAGGTGAAACCAACATGAGCATTTTGTCTTCATTTAAAGATTTACCCATGTATAACTTCGGTGTTCGTGTGGTAACAAACATGAACGATGAGGATAAAATTTATTTGGAGCAAAACATTCAGCAGTCTATCGCGCAAGGGGAACTTGATATTGAAGATGCAATGGCTATCCGTAGATTAAAAGATGTGGATCAAGCAGAGCGATTATTAGTTGTTAGACGTAAGAAGCGTATTAAGCAACGTCAGCAGATGGCTCAACAAAACTCTCAAATGCAAGCTCAAGCTAATCAACAAACGGCACAAGTAACAGCTCAGTTGGAAGCACAGAAGATGCAAATGGAAGCACAACTAGAAGCGCAGAAAACTCAAATTGAAGCCCAAGCAAAAGCACAGCTTCTAGAGGTTGAGTATGGATTTAAGATGGAGCTTGAAAAAATAAAGTCGCAAACACGTGATACTAATCTTGAGCGTCAGTATGGATTCCAACAAAGTGCTGAAGACAAGAGAGAAAAAGCTAAAGATAGTCGTATAAAAAAGCAAGCGGTAGAGCAATCAAAGTTAGTATCTCAACGACAAGGAAAGCGTGGTGAGTTAACTGAAGAGCAAAGCGAAGACCTGCTTTCTCAACTATTTGATAACCAGTAAATTAGTAACTTTGCAATATGGCAACCAGCGTAAACTTAGACATAGCATCACGAGTAGATATCACCTGTAGAAAAGGAGATACATTTACCTTAGAGCTTACATTTAAAGACGAAGACGGAAACGTTATTGATTTATCTACCGGTTATGACTG